CCTATCTGCCCCTTCCGGGCCCTGGCTACTGCTCAGGGGGGGTCAATTTGCTCGCGGACGATGACCAATCGCCCTGCTCCAATAGCAACCTTATCTTTGGTACGGGGCTTTTCTATTTTGTTATTTGTTATTTTCTCCTTTGGCGTTGTAAGGAATTTAAACGTGGGGGCAGTGTTTGTCCTGCACTTACACGAAACTCGATCTTCCACTGTCCTGGTGCTGAGGTCTGACTCAACTCGGCCGCATTATTTATCCTCGTGCGCGATGCGAGAACGGTCTTTTACCAGACCAGCCACAATAACCAGTGCGCTACGGAGGACGCCGCAGAACACATGTCAAGTTCCTTGCTTGGGGAGGCAGCATAAAGCTGGAGAACCTCCCCTCACCCTGAAACCAAGGTTAGAGCGACCGCTATCAGCAGTCAGTGTTGTGGGTCTCATGCGTATTATTCTCCACTTCTGGAGTACGCTAGCTGGAGAAACTTTTCTCCAGCAAAATCGATGTCGGTGTCGGTCATGGTTAGACCGTTTCGGTTGGCTCTAAAGTACGTGTCGGACGCACCTAGAGCCGTAACGACGAGCATATCGCCGGGAGCAAGTACGATATCACCTATATCAACGTCGCCGGTGGCAACCGCAAGGCTGCCAATGTTAACGTCCCACGTGGCCTGCGTGGAACCAGCGTCGGTGGTAGTTAGTGATACTAGACCCTGATTGGTGAAGACGCCGCATCTTCCGATAGAAGGACCGAAAAACTTGTATGTGGCATCGATCTCCAGATAACCTAGATCGGCTGCTACATTGGTCCGGTGCACGAACACGTTGAAAGGCCAGCTGGGAGCTCCAACTGAGCTACGAACCTTAAGCCAGTCTGAAGGCAGGATCTGGCTTGGTACAACGAACTCCACGTCTTGCCACATTGGCCCGGCGACACCTCCTGCAGAGGTTGCTAGCTCGGATGCCAGATTCGCCACCAAAGGTGACGAATACAATGGCATATGACCAATTGTGACAGACCCGGAGGTCGAAGTTGAACAGCTAGGCACCCAATGCACAGTAAGTCGCTCGATGCGATAATACTGATACATCTTGGCCGTGTTGTAAAGGGGGCTGTCCGCCCAAAGGGCTGGGTTCGCAGGCAGGATGAAAGAGACAGCTTGGTCCCATGGATCCACCCTAAATGCTACTTTCTGCGTGTGCTCTGCGGCGCCCGCCTTCCTCGACGTGCCCTGGGCGGCAGGAGCCCGACGGCTCCTGGAGATCGTCCTCCCCGATTTTCTTTTCGGGGCTTTAGTCGACCGGTTCCGCCTCGGGTGATCGTAAAATCCGAGGGAGGTGAGCGCACCATCGGCAAACCCGCTCTTGTCGGTGTTGCGGCGGATGCGTTTGATGGTGCTTTGAATGTCTCTGAGTCCATTTTCCATAATGAAACGTAGGTATGAGACGTGAGTGTGGTTAGGTGTGTTGTAGGCGTTTTGTCCATTCGGACACCGTAAATACGCTGCAGGCAGCAGCCCGGGCGGTGTCCGGGGCAAATGTATCTAACCAATTACGTAAATGGATACTGCAAAAGGGGTCATTCTCTATTGCTAATTGTTGTGTTGGTGTAAGTCCATATAATCC